CATGAAAAAGAGTATGAAACTAGTATCAATATACGGGGCGGCAAACGGAATGTACATAAAGGATGTATTTGTATTTTGCCGATTTTTTGCTGATTTATGTAGGGGTTTTTGCGGGTTTTGGCGGGGTTTGTTTGTAACCCCAATGGCAAACGGAATGTACTTTGATGTTAATTTGCTTTAATTTAGCGTTAATTTTGATGGGGGGTGTGCAGCTGCGTATGATGGTTATGTGTTAATAGTGCTTTAATAACCGGTTAAAACGGGCTGTAAATGGGCTTTAAGGCGTTTTTAAAGGGCTTTTAAACAGGATTTATATAGTGGCAATTTTGAGGGGGATGTGCCGGTGATATACCGGTGTGTCTCCCTCTCTTTTTTGCCAAAAAAGTACGAAAAAATGCGAATGGGTGGACAAATGGGTGGACAAATGGGTGGACAAAAAGCGAAAAAAAGGAGCGTTTTAAGGGGTACCAAACGGGTAAAAAAGGGGCTAATTTGCATAAAAATGCGACTTTAGGGGGTACCACATGGGGCAAAAAAGGGGCAAAATGAGGGTTAAATGGGTACCATTTTGACAAAGTTTGCTACGTAAATCAGGGAAAGTTGTAAAAAACGTGTGTGGAGTGTGTACATTTCGTTTGCTACAATGATAAAAATACACCGGTATAATTGCAGCTATTTCTGTGAGTATTATACCGGTGCAAATATGTATGTTTATTTATTTGAAATTGTATCAGTACAACTCACCGGGAGTGTACTCATAAACTTGTCAATGATTTGTGCCTGTGCTTTTGTACGTTCCAATAGATCTGCAATGCGATTATCTTTCTCAATACAAATACCACAACTTTTGTTGTCTTGTTTTTCTGTGTAACTTTTTGACTTAGCAGATAGATCAGGTTGTTTAATCATTTCACCCTCTCCAGATATAAGCCAATATAGATTAATTTCTGGAAATTTGTCAGTTATTTGTGACAATATCTCTGAAGATATGCTCTGATTTGGCTTGAGATTTCCCAAAGAACCACGTGTTAAACCCACATTTCTCTCAAATTCTCTGACGGAATTTGAAAAATAATGAGCTAATTTACAGACTCTTAGCTTTATATTTGAATCTTTTGTCATTTTTTTGTCATTTAAAGATGACAGTGTCATTTTTTAATGTATCTTTGCAGTGTTGTTACGAATCTAAACAACGCAACAAAAATACAAAAAAAACAATAGCAAATGAAATTTATAAAAGTTGAGTACGGAGATGGCAAAAAACTCGAGAAGGTTTTTAAAACTTCTCATGTTACAGTGAGAAGGGCTTTAAGGTATGAATCAAAATCTGACTTATCGAATAAGATTAGAAACTACGCTTTAAAAAACGGCGGTGTTCTAATGGTTAAAAAATCCAATTAATTAGATGTCTATGTACTACGATAATAAACTCTGTGTAAAGGCAAATAAGTTGGCGGTTAAGGGGATCATGACAAAGCATTGCTATGCCAAGATGGCTCAAAGAGGTATTATAAACAGAGTAAGAACAGGATGTCGGGGAACGCCTGCCTTAGTGGAATGGGCATCCATCCCCCATGAATATCAAAATAAATATAAAAAAATATATGGAGATCCGAGAGAGGATCACAAATACAAATATATCATGGATCACATCGTTGATGACCATGAAGCGATTGATTTTTATAATCAGTATCAACTGGAGGATGGGAGATATTTTCCACCTAAAAAAGTTGAGGAGTTGATTACTAATGCGCAATTGCTTAATGCGTTGCACGAAGTTAGCAATCAAACCACAACGCTCCGGAAGATGCTCAATAAAAAAAGTGCCGGAGTGTGGGAATCGTTGGCGACAATTATATCGGATGCCGACTTTCAAGATAAAGTAAAACATAACCTTCCAACCAATCCACGCAGGTTGAGAGAGAAAGTAAAGACCTTTAAAAATGCTGAAGGGAATGATTATGAGTCATTAATCCCTCGTAATTACCTGAATAAAAATAGAAGTAAAGTTCAAGAAACCGAGCAGGAAGCTACTCTACGTGAGTTTTTGCGCAAGTCACAAAATTTCGACAATGCGCAAGTGTCAATGCTTTATAATATGGTTGCCGAGAAAATGGGATGGGACAGTATTTCAGCTGACACAGTTGGTAGGTATAGAATAAAATGGAAGTTAACAACTGAATCTGGTGCAAGAGGATCCACCCATTTCAATAATAACATGGCAATGCAAGTGACACGCCGCGCTCCATCTGAACCTCTTTTATACTGGACGGTTGACGGATGGGATGCCGAGCTGCTATATCAACAAACTACCATAGATAGAAAAGGGAATAGCGTTACAACTTATCATAACCGGTTAACTATTGTAGTGGTATTAGATCCATGCTGCAAATATCCTGTCGGGTATGCCATTGGAACCCATGAGACACCGGCTCTGATCAGAGAGGCAATCCGGAATGCAGTCAACCATACTGCCGAGCTTTTTGGTATTCGATATAGAGTTAATCAGTTGCAAACGGACAATTATAGTAAAAAGACGCTCAAACCCTTCTATGAAGCTTTGACAGAATTATACACACCGGCAGCTGTTCGTAATTCAAAGGCTAAAGTTATCGAGCCTTACTTCAATTACTTAAATAAGACCTATTGTCAGTTTCAAAATAACTGGTCCGGTTTTGGTGTAACAGCAAAAAAAGAGAATCAACCCAATGGAGAATATCTGAATAAAATTCAAAAACAATTCCCGGACTATGAAGGTTGCTATAAACAACTGGTTGGTATTATCGAGACTGACAGATTATCAAAGGTTGACGAGTATGTAGATCGTTTTAACAACGGAAGTCATAAAAAGGTAGAATTGACAGAGATGGATTATTTCTATCAATTGTGTGAAACCAAGCCTAAAACAAATCAAATGCTTCCGGAGGGACTGTTATTCCAAATCAATAACAATCGCTTTTTATATGACACTTTTGAGCCTAAATTCAGAGAGCTTACTCATATCGATTGGACTGTTAAATATGATCCCAATAACATGGAGCGTGTCATGGTTCACGATGAAAAGGGGATGTATCGCTTATTATTAGATGAGAAACATCAAATGCCGATGGCTCTTGCTGACAGATCAGAAGGGGATAGTGACTATTTACATTCAGTAATTCAATATAACAAGGGATTGCAAGAGAAGGTATTAGAGTCAATGACGGAGGATTATGAGGTTGTGAGCAAATTACAAATCAATGGGATGCCGGCGATTGATCAGGTACTATCAAAGTTCCAGCTGACTGATTCAAACGGTCAGCACAAAGACCAGAAAAGCTTAGCGCGATTAACAGGTGGCAGAGTTGTAGAGATGGATCGAGATGTGGAAAAGGAGATGGAGTTTGCGGAAGCGCAAGATGAGTACTGGCGCAGTAAAGTAAACTTGAATGAATACTTAAATCCACAAATATGAAAAACAAGGACAAAGAATTAATTTTAATCGCATTAGAGGAGTACCTCCAACAGCACCAAATGAGTGCAGCACAATTTGCGAAAAAATCCGGAGTAAACGCATCCATTATCAGCTCACTCCGTTCCGGTAAAACAACCATCAATGCCGGTGAAGGCAAGGAGGTTGAAATATCCGACAAATACTACAAACAGATAGCTCATACAATAAGCTATAAAACAGAGCCGGAGTATTGGAAGATCGTTGAGACAAGACAATTGATGTTAGCTCTGTCAACCTTGCAAGATGCAAGAGAGTATGGATACACCAATGTAATTATTGGTGACACCGGCTCCGGTAAAACATTCGCAGCTGAATTGTTTGCACAGCAGCATCCTCACGATGTGTTTATGATCAAGATCGGTCAGACCGATACCATCGGCGATATGATCGATAAGATCATGGACGCAGCTCGCATCAACTCGGAGGCAAAGGGCAAGTCCAGGAAACTCCGGGAGATCACTAATTACATGAATAAACTCCGGTTAGATGGATTTAAACCCATGATCATACTGGACGAGGCAGAGTTTATGAAACAACCCGCCATGTGTGCCATTAAGCTGCTTTATGATGAATTGACCAGCGTGTGTGGTATTGTTATGATTGGAACCCCCCAATTGCTGCGGAACTTAGAGAAACTCCGCAGAAAAGACCGGGACGGAATCCCACAGTTTTACAGAAGGATTAAATTTGGGATCCGCCGTTTGGACTCCATTGACAGGTCGTTTAAACAGTTTTTCAATGCCCTTGCAATCACTGATCGTGAAGTGATCCGATTTGTTAGGGAAGTTTGCGACAACTATGGTGAGGTTCACGATGTAATCGTACCTACCATGAGAGAGATTGAAATGACCGGAACGCCTTTCACAGTTGAGACCATTAAACAAACATTAAATTATAGAGGATAATGGCAAAGAGTTTAACTATACATAACCTATTAAAAAAGAACTATCAACTCTTTGATTTTGAGGGGAAGTGGTTTGAGGCTTTTGGCAAGCCGGAGCGTCGTGGGGTTTGGATTATTTGGGGACCCTCCGGGAACGGCAAAACCTCATTTGTTGTACAATTAATTAAAGAATTGTCTCAATTTGCCCGAGTTGACTTTATATCATTAGAAGAGGGAACGAGCAAAACATTACAAGACAAATTCGTAGAAGCCGGATTCCATGAAAACCACCGTAATGTGCGGATCATTGAGGAGTCGTCAATGAGAGAGATTGAGGAGGAGATGTCAAAGAGGAGATCCGCAGAGGTGGTTATTATAGATTCTTTCCAATATACTCAAATGAATTACAGAGAGTATCTTGAATTTAAAAACAGGCACCAAGACAAGACCATCATATTTGTGAGCCATGCTGAGGGCAGTAAACCTGCCGGTAGAGCTGCCGTGTCAGTTATGTTTGATGCTATGATGAAAATCTTTGTTGAAGGCTACAGAGCCATCACAAAAGGGCGTTTTATTGGTCCTGTTGGTTATTATACCATTTGGGAAGAGGGTGCGGACAGATATTGGTTAAAAGGTGATCATAAATCAAGTTAAGAGCCATGAAAAGTACAAATAGCAATTTAAGAACAACGGATCAAAACAAGAAGCTGTATTGGTTATTCACTCAGTTGAATATTAGAGAATCTGATCAGATTGCCGATTTGGTTTTTGACTTTACCAATGGTAGAACCACCCATACAAGTGAACTTACATTTATAGAGTGTCGTGACTTGATAAACAGCCTTTATAGACTGTATCAAGGCAGCAAAGCGACACAATCGGAGATGATCGACAGACAGGCTCCTGATTCACCGGATAGGCGAGAACTAGACAGGAAACGCAAGGGCGTTATCAAAGCAATTTTTAGATGGTTTGAGTTGCAAGGAAAGGATGTGTCCATGGATTACGTCAAAGCCGTTGCCTGTCGTGCCTCCGGTGTAAGTGATTTCAATAAGATTTCATCCGGAATGCTCGGCAACTTATATGCTGAATTTTGTAGAAAACAACGGATCGGAGAGCGTATGAAGCTCGAAGGTCAAGATTTACCCAGTAACAATTAATCAACTTAAAATATAGCGTTATGAAAAAATTTGTAGCCAATTACTTTCCTCAAGAACATAGATTAGATATGATTGGGGATGACAACATGCCCATTGCGGGCTGGATCGGAGTTAATGCTCATCTCAAAGCATTATCCTTTGTAGGATCAGAGCGAGTGATATTATTCACTATTGTTCCCAGTAGGATCAATGGTGATCCGGATATTATTCGTCCTAAGAGTAAAAGAGAGAAAGCAGAGGTTGTAAGCTAAAAGGGGGAGAGATGAGAATAATAAGCACCAAAAAGGGGAGCAAAAGATGGAGGACGTGGCTTGTTACCGGAGATTATCATGGGCTTCGAATAGATGCAAGCAATGAGACAGAGGCGAGGGAGATCTTTAAGAAGGAATATCCATGTGAGAAGATTATCTGTGTGAAGAGATTGATACTCCCCTGGTTTTTAAAAGCAAAGTGAAAATGAAAAAAAGGGATTTAATACCAATGAAAGGGTATGTTACAAAAAACGCAAGGCACCACAGTGTTAAATTATATGCTGTTACCGGTACGAAACATGGTTCACTTGTGTACGCTAAAACAGAAGGCGATGCAAGGCATGTATTTCATAAGAAATATGATGGTGAGAGTATTATTAAAGTGCGCCACATTCAATATCATGATGGTTTTGATGAGGATATGAGTAATTAATAAATAATAAAAACCAATGAAACCAATAAAATACCAAGAATTTCACGCGAACGGGCAATTGTGGATTGACGGTCAGATAATCGTAGTAACGGAAAAAGGCTTGCCGTTCGGTGGCAAGTTTCAAAACAAAATTATTAATTAAAAACGAAATAAAAATGAAAAAAGAAGCTGAAAACGATAAGATTACTGCCACTGACGGCAAACCAATGTTGTGCGATGATTTAACATTAGAAATGCCTATTGAAATAGACCAAAATTGGAAGATGAAAAGATATGACTGGAAGAAAGGGAAAGCGGAATTTTATCCCGTTGTTTTTGCAAGACAAACTCTTTACGATAAAAAGATTCCGATTAAAAGAGATGTTTGGCTTTGTTGGATTATAAAAGGTTGGCTGGGAGTTACAGACCAAATGCGAGAATGGCTTGATAATAATGGGTTTGAACATGTAAAACATCCTTCTTCTTAATTGTAGCACAACAAGAAGGTTTATTGATTAATTGTAATCGTTGGCAAAAGTAATCTAAAAATTAAAAACAATAATTAAACATGGAAAAATCAATAAAATTAGAATTAGAACAAACATCTCTTTATTATGATGAGGATTGGGTTAAGATCCTGAAGAAAAAACATCGTTCTCATCAATGGGCTGCTTTTACAGAGGTTGTTAATTCATGGGTTAGGGAGGTTCATAAATTTAATGAAGATGACTTGTTGAAGGTGGCAGATCAATTGCGTGAGCATGTGAAAGATTTGCAACAAAAGAGAATGTTAACAGATATTCATAGGGAGTATTTCAGAAATACTATACCAATCAACAAAGAGGAGGCATATACTAAGTTTAGCGATGATATTTTAAAAATGCAGGGATTCAATTTATCATTTGCAGATATCGATTATTTAAGAAAAAGAGTAGCCGAGTTGGAGGTTGATTTGTCATTACGTAGGGATGAAAGTAAGTAGAAAGACAGCAGAGCTGATCAAATATAGTTCACATAAAAAACAAAAAAAAAACAGTTATGAGTAAAGAATTAGAAAAGGTAGAAAAAAAGATCGAGCAAAAAAAGAGAGAGCTCGAACGTTTGAAAAGAAGGCAAGAGAGAGAGGAAAGGCGCAATAACAAAGAAGCCTATTTGGATCTGGTGGACAGACAGATCAATTTGAGTATGCCCAAAGTTAAGTTTATCTCGGATCAGATCCGGGAGGTAAAAGAGGAGATGTTTAACAACTTCAAAGCCGCCATTGAGATGAAACGTGATCTGTATGGAGAGCGTATAGACAGCAATCAAACCCATACGTTTACTAACAAAGATCAGACTCAGAGGATCACGCTGATCAGATACATGTTAGATGATTGGGACGACACCGTTACATCCGGATTGGATTTAGTTAAACAACGTCTGGAGAGTTATGCTGTTGATGAGAATAGCGCCTCATTGGTTCGCCAGCTGTTGTCTCTGATCAGTAAAAATAAGAAGGGAGACCTTCGAGCAAACAGTGTATTGAGACTTCGCAAATTTGCGGAGGAACGCAATGATGAGGAGATGATGGAGGCAGTTTCTATCATTGAATCAGCCTATAATCCAATTTTGTCAAAAACATCAATTAAAGTAGAACAAAAAAACGAGGTGGGCGCATGGGTAGCCATCCCACTAAGTGCAACAGATGCGTAAAAGTATGAAAGTATATATTGCAGGAAAAGTAACCGGTGAAAAGATTGGGGATGTGTTTGTGAAGTTTGCAGCAGCTTCATATCAATTTCAACGCAAGGGGCATGAAGTTGTTAATCCATTGCGGATCACTTCACAGTCATGGAGTTGGGAAAAATGTATGAAGGTTTGTATAAATGCTTTAACCGGTTGCGATGCAATATTTATGCTTAAAGATTGGAAAGAGAGTAAAGGTGCCAAGTTTGAACACCAGACAGCAGAGGTTTGTGGAATTAAAATAATTTATCAAAAATGAGAACTAACTTTGTACTAACATCAGAAAAAATTGAGGGTGCTGTCACAGTAGGATATGACAGCAACGGTTTTTTGGATTACGTCAACTTTCGTGCTGCTAAATTGACACCGGAGCAACACTCCGCTTTAATGAGTAGAATATCCTCCCGGATAGAATATGTCAATCGATTAGTGGATGGTACAACCGGCAAGCTGGTAAAAGTTCAGGACGAGATCACGTTTAAGGCGTTTTGGAGCGCTTGGCTTAAGATGTGGGGGAGTAATAACGCAGGCGGTAAGATACCGGCAGAAAGGGCGTGGAATAAGCTCAAAGAGGGAGATAAGGCAGCAGCTATAGAAGGGATTAGAAGATATAGCTACACAATCAAACCCGGTTGTGTAAATTGTGATGGATCAACCTATTTAAATCAACAAAGATGGCTGTAACAAAAATACAAATCAAGGTAAGCCGGGAGGAGTATGAGTTACTCTTGAAAGTTGCACAATATGCAGTTGCTTCTGTGACTGTGACAGATTTGTTCAGTCTATATGAAATGGAGACCCTTGAGACTTTTAGAGATAATTTAAAGTCAAAGAGATTCAGAGACCAAAAATCCTACGCATTTTCTTTTGATCCTGCGCAATTATACGTTTTTATAAATCGTATCGGCGGGATCATGAATGAGATGGGATTATATGAGAAAGCAGTATTTAATCTGATCTATGAAAATCAGATAGTACACAGTATAAACAACGCAGTACAAACAAGATTAAAATTCAATTAAAGATGGCTAGGAAGTATAATCAGATAAATGTATTAAGGCGGTATAAGTTAGTAATTGATATAGTTCAAAAACACTATGTTGAAGGGATCACGTCTTATAAAGGGATATGGAGGGAATACGTTTATCCGGTTTACCCCATGTCATATAATACGTTCATGCAAATCATGAACACTCCTAACGTTGCCGGCAGGTTAAGAGAGCTGGAGGAGTTGGAAGCCAAAAAGGGCAAAAAACAACCTTAAATGATCTTTTTGTAATTTCATTTAAACAGTATTTAAACAATAAAAAAAGGAGCTTCTGCTCCTTTTTTTTATGCTGCTTTGCGATACATCATTATATCGGTGAAGACCGTGTTAATGGCGACTCTGTTAATCATTTGATCTCGACTTGCATTGACAAAAGGATTTTCAAAGTCTTTATTTTGATCGATCCATTCGCATAGCTCTATAATGGACGACTTGTTTGATGTAAAGTATATATACGATGTTCCTTTAAGTACTCTAAGAACGTTTAGGTAATCTTTCAACTTCCAGTAATTGTCATATACCGAGCATTCGGTTGACAGGTATGGAGGATCCACTATAAATACAACTCCCGGCTCATCTTTAAACTTATCAAATATATTGGTGTAGTCTTCAGATACTACTTCCAATCCATCCAAATATCCGGCAGCATTATAGTCAGATAACCGGATGCAATTGTAAAAAGTTTGCTTTGTGAGATCTTGGTAATTTAACACGTATTTCATGCTAAATAAGAGATTAGATGAAATAGTAATGTAATCCACGTAGTAGTGCTGATCATAGTGAAATACCACCTCTAAGATCTTCTTTTTAGCAAACTCATCAAGGCGTACATCCTTTGGGTAGTTTTTTGTAATCTCTCTGAGTTCAGATAACAATTTGTTTGTAATCGGTATATTTTCAATCCTTTTACAAAAGTTATCAAAGTCGTTGTAAATAACCCTCGCTGCAGGGCGGTTTCGTTTGATTGTGTGCGATAACAGACCGCTGCCGCCAAACAGGTCGACAAATAGTTTTGCATCCGGGAATTGCTCTTTTAAACAGCCTTTAAATTGTTTTAAAAAGCGGCGTTTCTGTCCCATGAATGGCAGCGGTGCTGCCGTGTACGTTTTTGGTTTTGGTTTCAAATAAACATCCATAAATATTTAAATTTTTGATTGATAAAATTTTATTAATTTTGCCGTGTCACCCACGACTGTTTTTTTTTATATAAAAAGGTGCCACAACACCGTAGAGACATTAGCCTCTGTCGTGGTGTTGTGGCACCTTTGTCTAATGTAGAAGTCGTGGGGATTGCTACATTAGGAGATGGGGGCTTTTTTAATTACTCATATTCATTAAATACTGATTGATAATAAAGTGTGTACTCTTCAAAGGAGCGGTTTGAGTATGTTCGTCTGACACCTACTCTATATAACTCTTCAAAGATACCGGCTTGCAGTGTATTCAATTTCTCATGCACCTTTTTGATCAGATCAAACATGTAGTAAGAATCATCATTGCCGGGAGATTGATACGATGTAGGTCGAGATCTGTCAATTGCCAATACCACCGTAATGATGGCAACTCCATCTTGCCACGCTCCTGATACTTGCTGATATTTTCCCTCATCAAAATCAATCAGTGCCACCGGGAACTTCACCGGTGGTTGTTCGAATTGTAGTTGTCCCCAGTTTTTATCTATGTATTGAAACTCCGGGATCTCCGCGAGCTTATGCTGGATTAATAGTAAAGATTCTTTCATTTTGATAAATGTTTAAATTTTATGATAATGCCCTCCCGGACATTGTTTTTTATTATATCCTCCACACATTTTTTAACTTCCGGAGACCATCCAATAAATTGACGTTGAGGTATGGTTATGGTCGATCCCTCTTTTTTTAGCGCCAAATTTTTGTAATATTGCGCCATTCTCGGAGTGTTTTTGTTTTTACCGCCACCATGTAGGTAGTATTGCGCCCAGAAAAAACGATTCATTTTCTTTGTAACCCGGATTGTACCTCCATAGTTATGAATGGCTGCATAAGGTTCAGAGGATGTGAAATTGATTGAATTTTCAGTGGTCATCGTCCTGATCGAGCGGCTTAACCTACCTGTACGAGTTAAATTTGACGGTTCACCGGTTCTTTTTGGCGCCCATTTTTGAGTAAAAAAACCACCACGCTCAAAATTCTTATTGAACTCATCAAGGAGTTCAATCTCCACGTCTCTGATAATATTTTTAATTATCTCTTTCATTGTAGGTTTTTAAATCCCTCCTCATCATAGATACCCTGTGGGGTTTTTGTTCCGTCTTTTTTTACACCGATAGCAATGTAGTGTTTGTTATCCATCACTGTGGTTTGATAGATTAAAAGCTTCTCAAAGTTGTCGTTTTTAACTTTGATGGTTTTTACAAGCTGTGCATTTTTAAGGATAGCTTTTAGATTCCATGTGATTAGGTTTCTCACGGTTGGATTGCTGTGGGTTCCCTTCAATATCTCTTTTATAGTATCGAGGGCTACCTTCACGTTTTTAAGGGTTCTATCAAAGTCCCACGATTGATCTCCCATATTGGTGTAGTGGTCTATTACTTTGTTGTATGACCATTTTTCAGCCAATTGTTCGACAATGGGAGCGAGTTCTTTATCAGCTTGGAAGTATGGATGGTTGTCCGGGAATATTTTTTCATTTATTCCGGGATTGAATCTGAATAGTTTCAGCTTAGGAGTATTTGTAGCTTCATCTCCGAGTGCCATTGCGAGCTGTGGATCTGATACCGGATATTTTTTCTTTCTGACTTGTACTACATTACAGCGACAACCCCATCCATTTGGAGGGAAGTAGTACTGCCAGAATGGATCATTAATTGGCAGCGTTATATGGTGTAGAGGTCTGTGTGTTTCTCTCACCTTTTCATCAAAGGCAGTACGATATTGTAAATTGTATCTGTCACCATCGGCTTGAAATTCTTTCCATTTGTTTGCCATTTGCACGGCAGCGATAGCCATATTGTACTCCGCATTTAGATAGTTGATATTATACGTGCTATCTATCTTAAGGATCTCTTGCTTAAATTGTTCAAATGGCTTAAATCCGCCATTTTTATCGATTAGTAATAGTGAGGCTGCTTTGAGTAGGTTGTAGCCCTTAAAACCGCTAAAATGGAAGGTGTTATTTAAAAGCCCGATTGTTAACTCCGGATGGATCTCTTGCGATATGTTTAAATCCTGTAGAGGTTTGATTAACCTATCAGCAGTAGTATTTACTATATTGGCTGCATTTGGATCTGTCATAATGTCAGGTTTTACCTCTTTGATTTCGTGCAACCATTTTGCCAAATTATCAATAGTTTCACTATCAAATATTGATTTACCATTACCATCATATTCAATAGTTGATAGCTCATAGAGTTGATTCATTGCTGTGTGGAACAATTTCAAATCGGGTGGATTTGCTACCACCCTATTTTGAAAAAAAGGTGCAGCCAATTGTTCCTCTGTCTCCGGATTCTTTTTAGGTCCGATGATGTTAATATTGTATTTCTCGGCAAAATAAGAATGTTCAATTTCATAATATCCTAACAACAGCTCTTCAATTCTAATCTGTTGTTCCGGAGTCCAGTCGATAGATTCGTCATATTCAAATCTGTAGCCTTGTAGTGGGAACCCATGTGAGATCATTAGAGGAATCAACTTCCAATTAACGATGTTTTTTAAGAACTCAGCGTCTTTGTCTACAACGTTTTTAAAAACATCCAGGTGGGTTTCAGATTGCGATCTGGAGGATCCATCGTCCATAGTCATGGTTTGAGTCAGGATCCCTTTTGATATTTCTGAATTGCATCGGTCAACTCTTTTGTCGTAAACCTCAAAGGCATCACCTCTGTTTGTTTCTATAAACTCTATAGAAGATCCTTCAGGTAGCATTGCCCAACCGGCAGCGCCTAATTTTTCAAGGTTACTCTCCATGACTTTCAAGTCGCTTTCATTTCTAGTGTTAGATCTTCCAATTCTAACAGGCATCCCAAATATTTCCCCAAAAGCATCCCAGTATGCAAGCATATTTTTTTTAGAGATGGTTTGCGGGCAGCATTTTAACAATAATCCCAAGTCTTTGGGCTTGCCAACAGGGATAACCCATTTTGAGAGCTTACTATCAAGATAAGATCTCCCTTTTTTCCACTCATCCCCAACGTCTCTAACAATGACACCATATTCCGGAATAACGTGTTTACGAGGAACCAACTCAATGGAGCTGTATTCCATTTTGTCGTTGTTGTTTGTGATTGAATTGAACTGTATTAGGCTGTGACCCCAAAATCGGGAGTCTAGTACAAGGGTGCAAAAATCATTGAACCATTCAGTTTCAAACAGTTCTTTTAATTTTTCATTCTCAACTTTTTTTGAGTCAACGATTTTAAAGCTCTTTCTCAATGTTACTCCGGTTCGTTGTTCAATTGCTCCGGATAGATGTAGGTCTATGAGAGCATCTGAATAGACATCATATAGCGGCGCTCTATATGGATTGTCTACAGTTATTGCAAGTTGGTGTGCATTACGCCAGGTTCTAATGTCCTTACGTGTTAAATTGTCTGTTTTGATATTAAGCTCCAACAGTAGCTTTGTGTAATTTTCTTCAGCCATAATTACCAGTTATAATTTTGTGGAGGCATTGATCCTCCACGAATTGTTGTTATTTCATTACCTTTATCATTCATAGCTGCCGGGAGATCTATTGTAACCTTTCCGGCTTGTGTTTTAGACAAGAATTGTATAGCACGATCATATCGTGTCAGTACATTTTCATAAATTATATCGCTATGAGAAGATGATATAAGATGCCAAATTGCACAATCTTTGGTGTATTCCAAAAGGAGTTTATTTCTGTTATCACCCGTTTGAGAAAAGATTTGCTCTACATCATACCTGCCTAAAAGGTATGAGCGCACCTCTTCGATCCCTGCCATTATAGCATTGTTTACTATTGAGTCGTCACCCTCTGTGATCGCTTCAATTTGATATTCTGCAAGTTTAGTCTTGAGATCAGATTTTTCTAAAAACATAATTAATAAGTTTTATATAAAGCTATTCTTTCTATTGTTTGTATATCTGTTTTTAATACTCCACTGTGTATCAAATTTTTAAATTCTGATTTTGTTTTAGCTCTTGGATGCCCATTATATACAACGACAAGAGCGCGTTTATTGTATTTAAAACTCAGCTTATTTGCCTTTTTAATTTGCTTTTTTAGAGCGCGTTCAAAAAAATAGAGTTTAATTGGCTTTACAATGTTTTTTAAAAACCTTTTCATACTGTTTTAAATTTGATTATTATTACCATGATGAGCTTGGTTTTGGACGATATCCAAATCTAAGCGGGAAAGATTCGACACGTTTTTGTTGTTGAAGTAGAAATATAGCACCCTCGTCAGCATCCGGAGAGTCATCATGCGTTGAGGATCCTTTCTCAAACAGGAGGGTTTGCTCGATTGCCACTTTCATATCCGGATCATTTTCTTTGTCGATGTTGTAAAAGACAAACCCACGCTCCCACAATGGGCTGATTGCTTCAATTCTTTGATGTTTATCCGGTTTTTTTCTTTTGTCACCGATAATTGGGAGTTGATACCCTCTCAATTTCCCTTCAGCAGTAAATTCATCTAAAATTAAGTCTTGTAGAAAATTTGCCTCCATGTAGTAATAGCAAATTACATCTTTTGGTAAAGATTCATGTAGATCATAAAACCACCGCACCATCTCTGTTATGGTTGTTTGCCTGCAAAAAGCGTCAATACAGTGAAGTTCTGTATCTATTGTTCCCCAGAATTTTATTGCTTTGTAGTCGTTGTTTGTGCTTGATTTGAATGAGGGGTCGCAATAGGCAATTAACCGGTCATATTTTTGTAATGGAGGTAGTTTTTTATATTTAATCCAATCATTTTTGAATATAGCACCTTCAGTTATTGGGTTGTTCATATATTCTTTTTGAAAAGAACGATAACCCATAAAGTCCTCTCTCTCTTGGAGGCGTTCCTTTGTCCAATATTCTGCCCATGAAGGGTTCCCTTTTGAGTCGTAGGCGTTAACTTGTGATTTATAAACTGATTCTATCTCTGAAATCTGAGCTAAAACGCTGTTTTTTGCGATAAGGTTCCCCACCATTATAAATCTACCACCGTCAGCTCCGAATGTTCCAAATACCGCCTCTTTAATCCAGTCAACGGTTTGATTTACCCTCTTTGGGTTCCTTACCATTTCGTCATCGTCAATATCGTCTATTAAGATGTAATCCGGTCTGCGCGCTCCTTTTCTTATCCCTCTGGGTGATTGTCCACGACCGAGTGCTAAGAAGAAACATCCATCCGTTGTGGTGAAATTCCCATCCATCCAGTTACCACTGTTATATTGTTTACCAAAGTCAGCAATATAGCGTTGGTTATATCTTAGTTCAGCTTGTAAATCTCCGAGCAATTGCTTTGCAGAATCCTCTGACTTGGAGATTAAAAGCATGGTATTGATCTGTCGTTTGTTTTGACACTTCAACCATAGTGGTTTAAAAATCGCATTAGTTACTGATTTAGCGTGTCCACGCGCCCATATGTTAACCTCTTTAATAGTTGGGTTTTTGAGAACTCTTTTCGCAGAATCAATATGAAACTTTGCCAGTGGTATAATTTTATCGGTTTTAGGATCTATTGTGTAGTGAGGAAAGTAATAGTTGACAAATTCTTGAAAGTTGCCCTGTAGTCTTTTAATACGATCCTGGCGTTGCTTAGGAGTCTCCGTAACATCGACAGTGGTCATGTTTTGGATCTTGTCAACAAGTATTTTCCATCTCTCTAATGCTTCTTTTAAACCCGGACCTTTATTCATATCACTATATTAAGTTGTCTAAATTTGTAGTGTTTAATTTTTCATTAATGAATAAGTCTTGGTACTTATTCATAACTTGTAACAGTTCCGGTGTTAGATCCTGATCGAGATTCATTCTTGATATCAGCCATCGATTATACGAAGTAAATACATCGATAACAGTTACCACGTTGGTTTGCTTATCAATCCTTTCGATTGAAGCAGTAACCTTAGCCATTTCATCCGGATTGATCTCTTTGTTGTCAAGTTTTTCGTTGAGATCCATGAGCATTTTAACAACGATCTCTTTCCTGCTGATAGTTGTTGCAGCTCTTTTTAAAGCCCAATTATCGTTTTTTGCCCATCTATTAACTGTGACCGGTGACACACCAACCCTTTCAGCTATCTCTTTTTGTTCCATGCCTTGCATGAAATAGAATCGTGCAAGTTCTCTCTCCCTCTCTTTTGTCTGTTTGCCCATTTTTTCTCACAAATAATATGCAAAGGTATGTTTTGATAAATACTTTTTATAAAGTTGTTTAAATGATTGATACAATGATTTATGTAGTGTTATAATATTATAAATTATACACGCGGGGTTGTTATCTTTGCTCATCAAAACAAAAAAAGAGGATAAAAAACGAGTGAGTTATGGCAGATGTAAACGATGACAAAAAAGAGAAAGTGGAAGAGCAGATCATAGTGTCATTTCTTATTTCAGATGAAACTGTAAATAGGAAAGGCTATAGAATTTTAACCTCCGGGATTATATTAGATTACTTTCTAAAAAACCCTATAGCATTTTGGATTCATAAACGTGCTAACAAATGGGACAGTGTAGAATATGAAAGGCTCCCTATTGGGAAGTGGATCAATGTGAGAAAAGAGGGTGACAAGCTATTTGGGGATCTTGAGTTTGACATGGATGATCCATACGCTGTTAAGTTAGGTAAAAAAGCTCAAAAGGGAATTTTGTCGGCATGTTCAATGGGCATTCTTGTTGTTGAAGAATCGATTGATCCCAAATACATATTGCCCGGACAGCAATTTGCTACTGTTACTAAGTGTGAACTCGAGGAGGTTTCTTTGGTTGATATTCCTGCCAATAGAAATGCAGTAAAGCTAAGATTTTCAGGCGGTAAAACTGTAGGATTAAACGAGGATAGTGATGAGCTACCTTTACAATTAATAAATAATCAAAATGAGAAAAGTATGAAAGAAGTCGCATTGGCTCTCGGTTTAGATTCCGGAGCAGATCAAGGTCAAATTCTGACAAAAGTAAAAGAGATTGTAAACGAGAACACTCAGATAAAAGCTTCAAAAGGAGAGCTTGAAAAACAGCTTGCCTCTGTTGGTAAGGCTGAGATCACTCGATTGGTTGATGGGGCAATAGCTGAAGAAAAATTGACAGCATCTCAAAAAGCCGAATATATTGAGCTTGGAGAACAAATTGGAGCTGAAAAGTTAACCAAAATTTTATCGGCTATCGGTGGTCCTCAAAGACCTACTGACATGATCAATGGAAAGAGTGGCAATCCGGTTGAGAAAAAGTTCAGCGAGTTGAGTGATGAGGAAGTAAAAGAACTCAAGGCAAACAATTTTGATGAGTACAAGAGATTGTACAAACTCGAATATGGTATTGAACTGAAACAGAGTAAGTGAGGTTAATCGATGTAGTGGTCTCACGATTAAAAATTTTAATAATAATAAAAAAAAGAGAAGAGATGAAAAGATTAGTAGCGATTTTGTTTAATTTTATGATGGGTGTAATGTTAGCCACTATCATTGGAGCTCCGGCTTTTGTTGGTGGTGCAGTTGTTACCTTATGTGGCTTGTTGTTTACGCAAGTTACACCTGCCGGTTCATTAATGGCAGGGATTTTCACAGAAGTATGGACCGGTGAGATGGTTAAGAAATTTAGAAACTCCGATGAGAGCGTTGGGTGGTATTCTCGTATCAAAGCTTATGATAAATATGTAGAGAACGATGTGATACACTTTACCGTTTTGGGGGGAGATCCAACTGTATTGGTTAATAATACTACGTATCCGCTAGGAGTAGAAAAACTAGAAGATGCAGATAAACCTATTGGATTGGACAAATTCCAGACAAAAGCAACAGAAATTACAGATGACGAATTACACGGTGCTTCTTATGATAAGATTGGAAGTGTTATAGAACGCCATGAAGGGGCTATTTCAGATTCTAAGTATAAAAAGGCTATTCATGGGTTGGCACCTAATGAGAATACGACCGGTACACCTGTTTTAACCACATCCGGACCAGTTGTGGATGGTAGAAAAACACTTGTAAGAGTTGATATTATAAAATTGAAGAAAGCATACGACAAAGCTAAGGTTCCTTTGAAAGGTCGTGTGTTAGTATTGTGTCCGGATCACGTTAATGACTTATTAAATAACGATCAGAAGTTTGCAGATCAATACTACAAATATGATAGCGGTAAAATTTTGAACATGTATGGATTTGATGTTTATGAGTTCGTTGAAACACCTTATTACAATGTTACCACTCTTGGAAAGGTTGCATATGGTGAAGACCTTACAGCAAATAATTTACAGGCATCCGTGTCATTTTATGATAAGAGAGCAATGAGAGCGGATGGTTCAACCAAACCATATTTGTCTCCTGCATCTCAAGACACTCAAAATCAACGCAATTTATGTAACTTCAGACACTATTCAATTTGTTTACCACTCAAGGGAGAAGGTACCGGTGCAATAGTATCTGCATTTCTTGATGCTGCGCCATCAATTTTATCTGCGGAATTAATTGATGCAGTGCCAGCAGCCGGAGCAACATATAATAGAACTGTATCTGCACCTTCTGCATGGGCTATTTCAACTGAAACATCTTGGTTGACGGTTTCAACCGTTTCAGGTAAAGCTAGAATTGTAGTTGCGCCCAATACCGGAGTAGCTCGTTCAGGATCTTACTTGTTATCTCTTGTGGAATATCCAACCGTTACATTAGAAGTTACCGTTAACCAAGTCGCAGCTGAGTAACCATTAAACAATAAGTGCCATGAGTTCAAGAGGAATAAGAAACAACAACCCATTGAATCTCCGGAAGTCGAGTGATCGATTTCTAGGTGAGGTTCTTGTAAGCTCGGATAAAGCATTCAAGCAGTTTACTGCAATGGCATACGGTTACCGGGCTGCATTTGTTGTTTTAGGCACCTACCTTGATAAGGGGATCAATACAATTGATGGAATCATATCAAGGTGGGCTCCTCCATCTGAAAATAACACACAGCAATACATCAGCTCGGTAGAGATGCGTAGTGGTGTAAACAGATACAAACGCCTATCTTACCACTCAGGACAAGATTATATTAAGATAGTGGCTGCTATGTGCTTTAGTGAGAACGGCATACCCGCCAGTATGCCGGATGTTATTGCCGGGTTTAATATGCAATCAAAAATCAGGAGGATGTAATCATGGGTGAATGGATTTGGTATGTAGTTGGTCCTGTTATTGGTACTATTGTAGGTTCATTTTCCGGTTGGTTTTTTGGTCGGAGAAAACAACGCATCGAAGAAATCGATGCTGCCAATTCAACTTATAACAAAATCATTGCATCGCTCAGGGAGAACATAGAGACATTATTAAAACATAACTACGAATCATTAGCCAAAGTTAAAGACTTAACAAATCAAGTACTTGACTATCAACGACAAATTGAGGGTTTGATTGATAAAAACAAAAAGCAACTCAGTGAAATCCAAATATTAACGATTGAGGTCAATGGACTTCGTAGTAAAGCTGAAGCTTTGAAAAAAATATCACAAGAAAACGAAAAATTAAAGAAAACTATAGTCAGATATGAGAACCTACTTAATGCTAACAATATTAGCTATTAGCCTATTGGGATGCCGGCAAACTAAAGAGGTGCCATTGCGAAGTGAGACAGTGGTGCGTGACCGGGTTGTTACCATTCCGATAGTGCAGGACTCAGCCTCTATTTTTACTTTATTGTCTTGGGATCCTGTCGGCAACAAAGTAATTGTATCTGACTATTTAGAAGTAAAATCTGAGAACGTTGAAACGCGGTTTAAAGTAGATAGCAACCGTGTTCAAATGACATTTAAAACCATGCGGGAAGATGCAAAGGTTATTGTAAGGGATTCTATAGTTGAAAGAGAAGTCCCTGTTTATGTGGAGAAGGAAAAGAAGGGGGGATGGTGGAGAGAATGGCAACGGTGCCTCGAATTTGTAGGTGCTGTTGTATTGCTCTCTGCTTTTTTAGTATTAATTTTAAAAACAATTAAAAAGATTTGAAATGGGAACAGTAATTAAAGGTTTACAAGAAATTAAAATCGGAGAAGCACAGGAATCAGGTGCAGATCCAGAAGTATCGACATTGATCAAAATAGGTATGGTTTACAAGGAAACTTGTGAATTTTTGCAAGATGATCCATCTGTCACAGAGTTTTATGAAGAGGGAGAATCATTTCCTTTTGAAAGCACAGAGGAGTTTGGTCCGGTTGGTTTGAAGGCAGAGATCGTTGTAGATAACCCGGATGTACTCTCATTAATCGGCGGTAGCGTTGAAGATGGTAACTGGAGTATCGCAGAAGGAAAGTCCGTTAAAAAGTATGTAAGATTCGTTACAGCACAGGGCAAAGATTTTGTTGCTCCCAACTGCAAAATGTATGGCAAGATAGTAGGTAAATTAACCTCAAAAGATATATTGAGGGTATTGGTTACTTTCACCCCCAATAGTGTAGAAAATGGCAAACCATTCCGCACAATTGATAAGGAGGTTGCAGGTGGTGGAGAAGGATAAGATCAATAAAGAACGTGAGGAACTGAACCTGCTGAACAACGATGGGGTTAAGTTCACAATAGAAGTGGATCAGTGGCGTTGGTTCCGCAGGATCAGGAAACCTCGTGTGCTTGAAATTAAGCAACCCACACTGGCAGTATTGGATCTATTATCGGCAGAAGCTATCGAGGTGGTAATTGATGAGGAGGCAGTAGCTAAAAACCCCCTTGGTGAATCTAAAAAGATATTAGCCAGGTCTATAGTTCCTGTGAGTAGGTATATCGCAATAGCCATACTGGGAAGATCCGCAGAGCATGTTACACCATTTGGGTATTGTCGAAATGATTTAAAAATCAATAAACTTGCATCTTTAATCCGCCGTTCAATGACACCAAAGCAAATCAAAGAGTTAATGATTTGCATTATTAATGAAAGCAACTTGGTGGATTTTATTTACTCTATTCGATTAATCGCCGAAGGGCGAAGCACGGCTCCGAGTCGAATAGAGGAATGAGGAGTACATACGGACAGCGTGCCATGATGTGTGAGTATTTTGGCTGGTCCTATGATCAATTAGTGAGAGAGGTGCCGTGGGCTGTCTTATTGCGTATGATTATAGATGCCCCGCAATATGGAGACAGCAAAGACGATGAGGAGGAGCTAATTTTAACAGATGATAACGCTGAAATATTTGCGAATTTCATTAGCAGTAAAATATGAGAGAAGAAATAGGATTTGAATTAACGTTTGAGGCTGATAGCTCCGGTGTTTTAAAAAAGACAGAGGACAGGATCAAAGGGATCTCCAAAGCATCTGTAGAAGCAGGGGATGGAATGGAAATGTTTTTTGATGCTACCAAAGAAAATCTTTTGATTCAAAAAGAGTATATTGCAGATTTAGAGAAACAATTAAAAAATTTAGAAAAAACTATTTCATATACTGCTCCTGGCAAAGAAAAACATAATCTTTTAAAAGAGCGGCGTTCAATTGTCGAGGATTTAGAAGCTGAGAAAGAACAACTTGTAAGATTAGAAATCGCTTTAAAAAACAATAAAGAGAGTTATGAAAAGTTAACCACTTCATTAAGGAACGTGCAGGATGAGATGGCACGATTGGAGATGGAAGGTGATCGTAACAGCGATACCTATCAGAAACTAAGAGATAAAGCCGGAGAATATGCCAATGCTTTAACACGTGTTAGGAAAGAAACACAGGTGTTAGCTCGAGATGAACGTTTTTTTCAGGGGATGGTGCAAGGTGTTAGTGCGCTTGCCGGAGGGTTCTCTGCCGTGCAAGGCGCTATTGGTTTGTTCTCAACTAAGAGTGAGAACTTATCTAAGATCATGCTCCGAGTACAGTCATTAATGGCAGTGACTATAGGATTACAGCAGATCTCTCAAACAGTTAATAAATCAAGCGCATTCTCAGTAGCTGTTTTAACCCGTGCCAAAGAGATGTGGGCTAATGTAAATAATCGGGTTGCAGTATCATTAGGGATTACCACAGCAGCTTCTCAAGCGTTGATGGCTACTTTAACACTGGGATTATCAGTTGTGATCACCGGTGTCATTGCATTAGTTAGCAAGTTTGTATCTAATTTACGTGAATCAAAAGAAGCGATCAAAGAGTTTAATAAGAGCGTTGCCGATGGTGCTGCACCCTCAATTGTTTCATTACAAAAATTGAGTGCAGCATACCGCTCTTTGGGGAATGATTTGAAAGATAAAGAGGTTTTTATTTATCGCAATCAAAAGGCGTTTAATGATCTTGGGCTATCAATCAATGATGTTCACGATGCAGAGCGTGTCTTTGTAACTCATACAGGGAGTGTTATCAATGCAATTATATCCAGAGCAAAAGCGGCTGCTACTGCTGAATTGTTGCAAGAAAAAGCTAAGGAGCAAATAGAAAAACAGATGGAGTTGGATGCTATGATCTCTCCATCTAGTGGATATTATTTGCCTAAACGATACCTACGAAAAAGACAAAAGTTAAGCGAAGAGATTAATTCTATAGCTACCGAGATGGCAAGGTTGGAGAAATATATTAAAAGTTATGAGCAACAAGCATCAAATACTTTTAATAAATTTTCCTCGTCAGCTGATTCGTCAATAAGTGCATTACGAGACAAATTATCACAGTTGAATAGTGCCTATGAATTTGCCGGCGATTCAGTGCAACGCAAAAAGTTATTAGATGAGATCCGGGAAGTTGAGAAAGAGATTGATCGAATTGACCAAAGAAAGAAAAAAACAACAACCACTATAAAGGTTGGAGATTCATTAGATGAATTCAAAAAAGAGGTGGAAGAGGAACTATCCACCTATCAGAATGCAATTGAAAGATTAACTTATTTGCGTGATCGATATAATTCATCCGGAGAGTCAGTTGAAAAACGCTCTTTTATTGCAGATTTAATAGACCACGAAAGGGATGAGATTGATAAGAGAGTAGAGGAACTGTCAAGGAGTTATTTAGATCACGTTGAGGGGCGTAGCAGACTTATACAAAAGTACGTTGACAATTTAACTGCTATAGATGACGCAATTGAAATAGAACCTGATATGGCTAACCGGGAGAACCTTCAATCCATGAGAGATTTATACTCTCAGATGTATGAATTGGGAGTGGATGGGTTTGATGCCATTAACCAATTATATGAACAAAGTTTGTTTGATTTTGGCAGCTTTAATGAAAAGAAGTTGGCTATTTCAAAAAAATATGATGCTCTGATTTTTGCGGCAGAATTAAAGGGAGATGAGGAGTTATCAGCAAGATTAAAAGAATCGAGAGAGAAAGAAATTGACAACCTTGTAGTGCAAGCATTAGAGTCATCTAAAGCATTAAATAGCCTTTTTACCGATCTAAAAAGATTATCAGATGAACATCGTAAAGCATTAGCTTCTAATCTTCGTATATTAATTGACTGGGTAGAACAGCACCAGATGGATGAAACAAAGTGGAATGGACCGTTTCAATTGGATGCTGAAGCTGTGGAGAGATTAAAAGCCGCTCCAGACTTATTAGAAGAGATTAAAAGGATTTACAATCAGCTTATGAGCACCCCTGACTCTGATAGTCCATTAACAAAATTATTAAACGCTTTTAAGGCTCTTAAAAGAGCGAAACTTAATGACGACTTTGAGGCAATTGAAGAGGCATCTAGGGTAATTAAAGAAAATCTTGTAGAAGGGATTTTGGAGTTTACAATCGGTATGGATTTGGTGTCCAGGCTGATGGGAGCATTAGGTGTAGATCAACAACTTACAAGAATGGTTTCACAACTTACTACGCTTTATAATAACTTTCGCAACGAAGGTTTTAATAGTCCATTAACTTTTAGTTCTCTTGTCGATTTAGCAATATCAGCAATAGGTGCTATATTTACATATTACAAAGAAGAACAGGAAAAAATTCGTTTGTCTTGGGAAGGCAGAATTCGATTATTAGAAAATGAGGCAGCTAAGTTGAAAGAGCTATATGGATCACTTCACTTCACACCAACTGTAGTTTTAAGTTATAAAAAGTTTGACTCTGGTGCCCTTGCTGGCTTTGGTCCCTTTCTTGTAGAAGTAGAAATAAATACAAGAGGGGACGCTTTTGAAGCTTATAAACATAATCTCTTATATCAGTTGGAGATGGAGCAAAATGCATTCCAGGCAGCTTTGGATAGCGAGGGAGATAAAGCTGATATTAAAGGATATGAAAATAGGATAAATGATTTGCTATATCAAATATCCTCTATGTACAGTGATTTTGCATCTACTTTTGGACAGATGGGGCAGTTAGGAGAAGAGTTGGCTGATTCACTGATAGATCCATTTCTTGATGGAGTTTCTGCTGTTGAGGATTGGGGTGATGCGTTTAATCGTGTTATTAGTAGCGCTATAAAAGATGCTTTTAAAAGTCATATAATAGCAACGTATCTACAGGACACTCTCGACTTTATTGATTGGGCAATTGCAGATACCGGTGGTGAAGCTCTGACAGATGTTAATTGGTTAAATTACTTTCAGGAGCTTATTATGAATGCCTTTTCCGATATCGAGGCAAATATGGGACAATGGGAGGGATTGTTTGATTTTTTAGATACAGCGCTTGGTGATGGTCCCAATACACAGGGTTTACAATCCGCAATTAAACAGATTACAAGTCAGGAGGCTGGTGCTTTAATCGGACAGATCAATGCCATGAGAATAATTGGATATGATCAAGTTGCAATACTTCGAGAACAATTGTCAGTTTTATTCGGAGTTAAAAGCGATACGGCATATATCCGGAAGATATATGATCGGATCGTTTTAGGAAATAACGAAAATAACAGAGGGATCGGACTATGAGTGGATTGATAAGATATTCTATAGATGGTGTTTTTTTTAGTGACTATTCAATACGTGTGAGTAAGAGTAGTGGTTTAATTGATCCATTAAAGCAAAAGGATCGATTTTCTCGCTCTTTTCAGGATAGTCCGGGTATTTATACCGATACTCGTAAATCGACCGTTGGGGAGCGTGTAATTGAATTAGAGTGCTTTGTTGTTGCAGATACTCCTGCTGATTTACATTCAAAGTTGAGTGCTGTTACCGGGTTGTTTCAAAAGAGTGGTTATTTGCGACTCATGGTGGAGATTGGAAATATTAAACCGCTTGTATATGATGTGTATTGTAGTAATCTTACACCCTATAAGTTTAAATGGAAGTCCGGAAGGAATGTAGCAACCTTCACTGTTACGTTGGTAGATCCAATGCCTACAAAAAGGGTGTATATGTTTAAGTTGACTGAAAACAAACATGTAGATTTGGAATTTCTTTCAAATATTGCGGCAAGGATCTATTGGGGGGATGGAAAATATAATGATTGTTTGAAAGGTGGGATCATGCATGAATACGAGGAGTTTGGTGAATATTATGTTGCTATATGTGGTGATTTTGATTTATTATATTTCATTATAGAGTCGGTGGATTTTTTTGAATTAATATGGAGCTTACAATAACAAGGAGAGACGGTAGTAGTTATGTTTTGGGAGGGACTAAAGAACCCTGCCTATTTATTGACACTGCAACTCAATACATGAAATTGATGACAGAGGATAAGTTGCAACTGCGAGTTGTCTCCCCCCTTTATTTTGAATTTAAAATAGGAGATTATACCGTTTTACGATCAAGAACTTATAAAATGAATAGGCTCCCAACGGTTCGCAAAGATGGATCGAGCTATGTGTATGATTTGGAATTTGAAGGGGTTCAGTATGATTTATTGTCCGTTTCATTTAATCTAAATATTGATACCACTACTTTTGAACTTCAAAATTTACAAGGTGACTATTTAACCGGGAATGTAGGTACATTTCTCAATGTGATTGTGGCTAATGCTAATCGTGTTTTTCCAGGAGAATGGATTGCCGGTTCTATTGGTACGGGTGGTGTACAGGTTAAGACTTTAGGCTTTTCTGAAGATGATAATTGCTTATCTGCATTGAATATGATAGCAGATGAGTTTGATTGTGAATTTCATATCACAGAGCTGTATGGTGTTAAGTCGATTCACATGATCCCTTATCAACAGCAAGTTCAATGTGGTGTTTTGGAATATGGTGCTTTAAAAGGAATTGCATCAATGCACCGGGAGAATGTTAATGCCGATAATCTTTGCACGAGATTGTTTGCTTATGGTGGAGAGGGTGTACCAAATCGATACAGAAACGACAGATTGTGTTTGCCAAATAAGGGTAAAGGGGACTCTTATATTGAACATCCATCAAAGGTGAACAATTTTGGAATTTATGAAAAGAAGCGTTATTTTGATGTGCCATTAGCGAGAACCGGTGTGGTAACTTCTTTAGGTGGATCTGTCGTGGAGTTTGTTGATTCCGAAATGTTTGACCTGAATGCAAAATGGAGCTCCTGGACAGGAGATTATACAGAGTGGTTAACTCTCACAAATCAGGAGGATAACTACGAGAACTCACAATTATATACAAATTCTGTAGTCGGCACATGGAAGTATAGACTACAAGATAGCCCCATGATAACGTTTGTAAGCGGACAGCTGAATGGTTATAGTTTTTTGGTTCAACAGTATGACACAGCATCAAAAAGCTTTAAAATCGTTCCAATTACAGAGCGTGATATTACTATTCCGAACGAGGAGTATAGTGTGTTTCAATTTGCTGTAGGAGACAGATATCAATTGTCATCAATAAATTTGCCGTTGTCTTTTGTTTTAGCAGCTGAGAACGAATTATTGAACGTTGCTACCGCATATTATAATGATTATTCAGTGCCATTTGTTCAATATAGGGTTGTTTTAGACGAGTTTTCAATGGCGTTTAAAGAGCCTTTAACAGAGAGTTTAAATCTGTTTATTCCGGGAGCATCTATTTATATTAAAGATAGTGCTTACATGGTGGATAGATGGGTTAGAATACAAGAGGTTCAACGTGATCTATTGTATCCACTATCATACGAGTTGTTAACTGTAGATATTAGCTACAGATATGGCAGACGTAGGAGAATTGCCAGGATGATCGAAAAACAGCCTGAAATTAACCAACACTTTACTGGCGAACTACAGGTAGCTCAGAAAGAACTCCGGGAGATCCCCCCCAAAATTCCGAGATTGAGTGATAAAATGACTTGGATAATTGATGGAGTTGACACAGAGATACCGGTTGTAAGTGGGTTGGAACCTACATTTTTAGAAACTACTGATGACTTACCGGCTATAGGTAGTGAAGGTGTATTATATGTAAATAAAGCGACAGAAGAGCCATTTGTTTGGAGTGATGTTGCTATGAGATATTACCAGATAGGGTATAATTATAAACAAATTGACCTGATAAGGTCAACAAAAATAAAGTAATATGAGTATTCATTCGTTAAATGTAAGAAGTCAAGAATGGTTTGACACAAAGGCGAACCTTCAAACTGCTAACCCTGTTCCATTACAAGGTGAAATGGTGTTTGAAAAAGATGGTGATTTTTATAGATTAAAACTAGGTGATGGTGTAAGAGCATATAACAGCCTTCCATACGTTGGCTGTTATGTTGTTGAATCTATGACATCTCCAACCATATCGGATTATAAACATCCAATTGGAACGCTTTGGATCCGTACAAATGAACCGGACTCACCTAATCGTTGCTATTATTTAGAGTCTGTTGTAGACAGCATTGCAACTTGGCGCAAAATTATAACTGATTTGGATTTGAGTGATTTTGCCGCTATTAATCACGTTCATGGCAATATTACAAGAGATGGGAAAATTGGCAGTGTAGCCGGTAATGTTATTGTTACCGGTACAGGTGGAGTATTAATAGGAGAATCACAAAAGAGTGCATTTAACACTAATTTTGGTAATGCAAGTCAATTACGTCAAAATGGAACGGCATCTGCAGGGACAGCTTCTGAAGCTGCGAGAATTGACCACGTACACCCCAGTGATTCGTCAAAAATAAGCACATCCATGATGGGTGTACCTAATGGGGTGGCTACATTAGGTGAAGGTGGGAAGATTCCGGTTAGTCAGATACCCGGATCTGTTAATGAGTTTCAAGAAGTTCAGGCATTTGTTGCCACACTCCCTACAAGTGGACTCTCAATAGATCATGTGTACTATAATACATCTGACAAGAAATTATACACAGCTAAAAGTTCGACTCAATTCCATCCGGGTGTGTCCCCTATTGGTGATACAATGTATATTGATAAATCGACATCATTCCAATATATCTGGACAGGAACTGATATGCTAAATATTGCTCAACCATTACAATTTGCTACTGATTCTGATTGTAACGGTTTGACAGAAAACACAAAGGTTATATCTGTATTGGGTGTAACAAAAGTGATCCTCCAATGGTTAAAAACCAAAGCAATAAGTTTACTCGGCACATTTACTCCATTAAACAGTCCGATTAACAGCAATGATACTCTATTAACTGCGCTAAGGAAAGCACAAGGTCAAATTAACTATAAAGAGAATCTATTGAAGAATAATGAAATAAGTGAAACATTTGAAAATGACAATTATACAGTAATAATTATTGATAATGTAACTCGATTAATTAGGAAAGATAAACTTATCGAAGAACTGAATATATTTCCTCCTGACGAAACGAGTATTACAGTTACTACAAGTGAGAAGCTCACAATAAAAAATGGTGGTGTAGAAAACCACCATCTAGCCGGAGGAATTACACATAATAAGCTGTATAGTGTAGCTGTTAGATCATTAATATTAGATGGTGATACTTTGGTACTGAAAGGGGGTCCACAATGAGTGTAAAAGAAATTAATGCAAGAGTAACTAATTGGAATGAAACATTAGGAGATTTTGTAACAGATGGAAATAGTTCTTTGAATGGTGAGTTAATGATTGCCTTTGACAGTGGTGAGGTTGTCGATGTTCGTGTAGGGTTTGGTGATAGGTTTATAAACTCACCACAGATGCTATTTAAAAGGAGAGAGAGGTTGATGTTTGAACCTGAAGTAAACTTATTTAATCCGTATAGTTCCACTCTATATCAGGTGGATGGTGATCCAATCGCACAGGGCGGTATTATGAGAGTTCGTGTCTTCCCTTTTGTTAACGACACTCTTGAAGTAGATAGCTCCATACTACCGATCACGCACTATCTCTTATATAATAATACCACACAAAAAGATATTTTATTTAAATTTGTAGGCTTTAACTTTACTTTTGGTTCATCTCCAAGAAGAAGAGTAATTGTGGTGGGTAATGGTGATTTTATAGCTGAGCCTGGTGAACCTTTTTTAATGTGCTTTAATATATTAGCTATGGAAGAGGATCCACGCTCAAATCTCTTAGTTTTTGCCAGAGAGCTAAGTTAGGCAATACGTGTGGGCAAGGTACATTCCGAATGCAAAAAAGAGCACATTTTGATTGCGCGATTATAGTTGAGTGCTGTT